ACCGAGAATAATATTATGTTCAAGTCTTGGATTAGAGACCTGAATGAGTATACTGAGGTCAAAATGGACCGTAAGATGAGGACACCTAAGAAACCAAACACTCTTACAGGAACTACTGGTTACTTTAAGAATGCAGTTGACATGACTCCTGGTTTTGAGAAGGGAGATAAAACCAATCTTCAACCTGGTGGCAAACCATACAAAGGACCTAAAACAAATATTAGGGAATTCATAAATACCTACAAGAGAAAACGTGTCTAGTTTGAAATCCATGAGAAAAAATTATTCAAATTGGAGAGAAGATCTACGTGAAGTAGTTGATATTGAATCTTCTGAACCAGAGACTGAAGCTAAGTCTGAAGTAAAGATTGGTGATAAGAAAGTAAATAATAAGATTGTTATCAATCCTACAATGAAGGAAGCTTTCGGAGAGATTGGTGCACTTGTAATTGAAGTTACTGAACTTGAGGAAGAGGAAGTTGATCCTGAACAGGAAAAACAACTGAAAGCCAAAGAGCAAATGATGAGAAAGCAACAATTGCTTTCAACACAGAGAATGCAGATGCAGAAACAAGGTAGACTGCCTATGGGTCATACTGAAGGACTTGATATGAAGAAGGCTGATATTGGTAAGGTTATTACAGATTTCCGTAAGTCTCCTGCTCCTCAGTTTAATGGTAAGTCTGATAAGAAGAAACAACAGATGGCCATCGCTGCCAAGTTAGAATCGGAAAAAGGACCACAGAATGAAGAGATGTCTGTGAAAGATCAGATGAAAGTATCTGCAGAGTATTGGAAAAAGAATCCACGCAAACCATACAAACCTGGTGATGGTTATGCTAGGAATGTTAGAGACGCTGCACGTAATGCTGCAAGACAACCTAAAGATACAAGAACTGATTCGCAAAGAATGGCTGATGCCACTGGACCTCGTAAGGGGTCAAACTACAGAGGTGATTGAATATATACTATAGTATAGAGAATCATCATGCTAGCATTCCTACTTCCACTTGCATCTAAAATCATTACCGATGCAATTTCAAAAATTCCAGAGAATGAAGAACTCGGTGAGAAGATGGTTGAGATCTGTCTTGTTATTCTTGCTAAGGCAGTTAAGTTGACCAAGACCGATATGGACGATCAACTACTTGAAGTAGTGACTAAGGCAATCAAAAACCGTGAAGAGTGATTAAAACTCTCTCATAGGTTTTTATAAATAATTTGAAAGAACGTAACCTTTACAGGAAAAAGACATGGCACTTTGGGGTAATAACGACAATGTAGATAGCGTAGGAGCTGTCGTCTTAGATTATGATACCGGTGTTGTCACTGGAACCGGTACTTCTTTTGGTCAGACTGGTTCTGCTCAAGAGGGTGATGTAATTCGTTTTGGTTCGAAGGCCACTACGTATTTTGGTGATGCTGTAATTGTAAGTATTGCAAATACACAATCTTGTACCATTGGTAGTACAATGGCACTCTCTGGTGCTGCTATTGCCGGTGTGGTATTCGGTGTTTCTCAACTTCCTAAGTATACTATTCTTGACTCCAAGTATAGTGAGAGCACTGTTCTTAACAATCCTGGTGACAACTTTGTCTATGGTGTAGCCAATGCAGAAGGTGTTGCTGCTAGCTATAGAGTTACTCATGAAGGTTGGGTTGGTGTTACAACCTATACTGATAGTGAGGGTGTTGCAAGAGTAAAGACAGAAACTCTAGTTGCCATGTCTGGCATTACAACTGGTGGTACTGCATATCCAACCGCCGGATGATAAATGCTTTTTACTGAATTGAATGAGGATAATTTTCTCCTCTTCGCTATTAAACATTATGAGAATCCACAAGCTGTTACTAGAGAAGACTTTGATAAAGATCTAAGTCGTTTTAGATACATCAAAAGGTTACTTAAACGTTATAAGAGTACAGGTGAACTTAAGGTTCACCTTCTTATTAACCACTTTATTATCCTTTACAATATCTTTGGAGATGCAACAACCCCAATGTTGTTCTATAAGATTGATAAAAACTTGTGGGAATGTATTAAAACATTTGTTGTTTTTCTTGACAAACTACCTGACTATCCTAGATCTTATATACATGAGATCGAATTGGATCAGAATTGTTTAGACGCACTTAATGGAATCACCAATGGATAAGGATAAGATTGATAGGTTTGTAAATGCATTTCGTTCTGCAATGTATAATGAATTCAGTGTCAATGAGGAAGGCATGGTGGCAAATCCTCCTGGGGGATCTGGTGGATTTAGTGGCTCCTCCCCTGCTGCTGGTCCTACTGCTGGTTTCGACCCCACTATGAAATTGGATGGTCGTAATAAGTATGTGAAGAAAGCGATTAAAGATTTGATGGATAGAGGTCAGAAGAGAAAAGAAAAGAAGGCTAAGAAAAAAGCATTAGAATTCAATCCATACTTCAAACCTCATGGACGATCAAATTAAAGTTGCAGTACTTGAACAAAAGATCGAAGATTTGAAGCCCATCGTTCTTCGGATCGATAAGGCAATAGAAAAATTAAGTGAAGTAAATACTACTGTGAGTCGTATACTTGCAGTTCATGAAGAAAGAATATCAAAACAAGAACAAGTTGACGTTGTACTCTTTACAAAGATTGACCAACTCCGTGATAAAATGGACGGGGATCATGACCGCGTATTGCAACGAATACGTGAACTAGAAAAACGTGTATGGATGGCAGTGGGTGGTCTCGCTGTATTGACCATTGGGATTAAGGTCATGACTGCCTTTCCCAATGTCTTGACAAACACTCCGGTTGTCTCTACAATGGTAAGAACTGTTAGTAGGTGATATGGATTTTATTGATGTGAAGTACATCAATCTGATATCCTCCAGACTACCAAAATTTAAAAAGGTAAAACCAAACCTTTATAACTTTCGGTGTACAATTTGTGGTGACAGTCAGAAACAAAAGAACAAGGCTAGAGGTTATCTCTACCGGGTCAAAAATAACACTAACTATAAGTGTCACAACTGTGGAATTAGTGTGTCATTTAATAGTTTCTTAAAGGATTTAGATCCAGAGACACATAAACAATATATCTTTGAGAAGTTTAAAGACGGGAAGACTGGTAAAAACTTCGCGGCTGAAACTCCTGAAGATATCTTTAAACATGTTGAGACATCTAAACCAACTTTCAAGGAGAAAATAGTGATTGATTTACCAAGTGCATTTCTTGTAAGTAGGTCTAAAGAATATCTAGAGACTAGAGCAATATTTCGTGGAGAGTTCTACTATGCTAGAAACTTCATGGAGTTTGTGAATACAATCAAACCAGATACGTTCAAGTCTACTAATTACGGTGAAGAACGAATCGTTATTCCTCTTATCAGGAATAACACACTTATAGGAGTTCAGGGAAGAGCACTCTCTACGAACCCTATTAAATACTTAACCATTATGTTGGATGATGATGCCCCTAAAGTTTATGGACTTGACACAATTGATAAAAGATTACCAGTCTATGTGGTCGAAGGACCCTTTGACAGCACTTTCATCAACAATAGTGTGGCTCTGTGTGGTAGTGACGGTGAAATTCGTGATCTTGAGAGAAGCGATAAAGTTTTTGTATATGATAACGAGCCCCGCAATAAGGAGATTGTTAGTCGAATTGAACGATGTATTGAACGAGGTGAAAGAGTCGTCATCTGGCCCACCACTATCCGAGAGAAAGACATAAATGATATGGTTCTATCTGGACATAATGTTCAAAAGATAGTAGACTCAAATGTATACACCGGATTACAAGCAAAACTAAAATTCACAACCTGGAAAAAGATATGAGCAATGGACTAAAGGTTACTAAAAGAAATGGTAACATTGAAAAATTAGATCTTGATAAGATGCATAAGATGGTGGAAGTTGCCACCGCAGGTCTTGCTGGTGTATCTGCAAGTCAAGTTGAAATGACATCTGGTATTCAGTTCTATGATGGTATTACGACTGAGGAGATTCAGGAAATCCTTATTAGAAGTGCTTCTGATCTCATTGACTTGGAACATCCCAACTATCAGTTTGTTGCTGCCCGTCTCCTTTTGTTCTCCTTGAGGAAAAGATTGTTTGGTAAGATGCATGAACTGCCAAACCTGACAGATCATATTACTAAACTTGCATATGATAACGTCTATGATAAGGATATCTTCGTCAAGTATTCTCTTGAGGATATTCTTAAAGTAGAAACCTTCATTGATCATGAACGTGATTTCATGTTCACCTATGCCGGATTACGACAGGTTGTGGATAAATACCTAGTACAGGATAGGAGCACGGGTGAGGTCTATGAGACCCCTCAGTTCATGTATATCATGATTGCTTTGACAATCTTCCGTGATTACCCTAAGGAAACGAGACTATCATATGTCAAACGATACTACGACGCAATCTCCAAACACCGAATCAACATCCCAACGCCAATCATGGCAGGGGTTCGGACACCACTCCGTCAATTTGCATCTTGTGTTCTCGTTGATGTTGATGACACCCTCGATAGTATCTTTAGCAGTGATATGGCTATTGGTAAATACGTCGCACAAAGGGCTGGTATTGGTATTAACGCAGGCAGAATTCGTGGGATCAATTCTAAAATTAGAGGCGGCGAGGTACAACACACAGGTGTTATCCCCTTCCTTAAAAAGTTTGAAAGCACTGTCAGATGTTGCACACAAAACGGTATCAGAGGTGGTTCTGCTACAGTTCACTTTCCTATCTGGCACACAGAAATCGAAGACATCCTAGTTCTTAAGAACAACAAGGGTACAGAAGACAACCGAGTGAGGAAACTTGACTACTCAATCCAACTTTCAAAACTTTTCTACGAACGTTTCATTGCGGATGGAGAAATTAGCTTGTTCTCACCGCATGACGTACCGGGCTTGTATGATTCCTTTGGTACTGATAGGTTCGATGACCTATATGTTGGTTTTGAACGAGATGAGTCTATTCCAAGAAAGACTATCGGAGCACAAGAACTCTTTCTAGATCTCCTAAAAGAGAGAGCAGAGACTGGTCGTATCTACATTATGAATATCGACCACTGTAATAGTCACTCTTCCTTCAAGGACAAGGTGAACATGAGTAACCTGTGTCAAGAGATTACACTTCCGACAGATCCTATCAATCACATTGATGAGAGTATGCCTGGTGAGATTGCATTGTGTATTCTTTCTGCAATCAATGTAGGTAAGATTAAATCTGATGAGGAACTCGAAGATCTTTGTGATCTTTCTGTTCGTGGTCTTGAGGAATTGATCGACTATCAGGACTATCCTGTAAGGGCCGCAGAAGTAACCACAAAGGCCCGTAGGTCACTTGGGGTAGGTTATATTGGTCTGGCACATTACCTGGCTAAACTGGGGTATGACTACAACTCACAGGAGGCATGGGACGCAGTCCATGGATTGTCAGAATCTTTCCAGTATTATCTTCTCAAGGCTTCCAATCGGATTGCCCAAGAGAAAGGACACTGTGAATACTTCGGTAGAACTAAGTACTCCGATGGTATTCTTCCAATCGATACATATAAAAAAGAAGTTGATGAGATTTCATCACAGGAGTTAGTTCATGATTGGGAGGGTCTTCGAGCATCTATCTCAAAATATGGTCTACGGCACTCAACACTGTCCGCACAGATGCCATCAGAAAGTAGTTCCGTTGTGTCAAACGCAACTAATGGAATTGAACCACCTAGAGACTACCTGTCCATTAAGAAGTCCAAGAAAGGGCCTCTTAAGCAGATTGTTCCCTCCTATCAATCGTTGAAGAATAACTATACACTCCTATGGGAGATGAGTGATAACACAGGATATATCAATGTTGTATCTGTTATGCAGAAGTTCTTTGACCAGGCAATCTCTGGTAACTGGAGTTACAATCCAGAGAACTATCCCAACAATGAAGTCCCTGTTTCGCAGATGGCAAATGACCTTCTGACTACATATAAGTATGGATGGAAGACTTCTTACTATCAAAACACCTACGACATTAAAACGGACGAGGTAACTGAAGAGAAGTCGGATCTCAATAATTTATTAAACGAACTAGAATCAGTAGAGGAGGGCGAGTGTGAGTCTTGCGCAGTTTAAGGTCTCATCGGTGAACAGTAATACGATGGCAAAGGTTGAAGGAATGACGGTTTTTAATACCGAAGTTCATGATTCTAAGAAACAACCAATGTTTTTTGGAAAACCCCTTGGGATTCAAAGATATGATTCTTATAAGTATCCTATCTTTGATAAACTTACAACTCAACAGTTGGGGTATTTTTGGAGACCTGAAGAGGTATCTCTACAAAAAGATAGAGCAGACTATCATACATTGAGACCCGAACAGAAGCATATCTATACTTCTAATCTGAAGTATCAGATTATGTTGGACTCTATTCAGGGTCGTGGTCCCGGTATGGCATTCATTCCTTATTGTTCACTACCTGAACTAGAGGCATGTATGGAAGTGTGGGGATTCATGGAGATGATTCATAGTCGTTCTTACACATACATCATCAAGAACATCTATCCAGACCCTAGTGATATCTTTGATCACATCATCACAGATCCTAGAATTCTAGAGAGAGCAAAGAGTGTAACTGAATCTTATGATTCATTTATCAACAGTGCACAAGCATGGGGTAATGGTGAATTGTGGTCAAACGATTTTAGGGATACCCATGTTTCTCAAGATAGTATCAAAGATGTCAAAAGAAAACTCTTCAGAGCAGTTGCGAATGTGAATATCCTTGAGGGTATTAGATTCTATGTCTCTTTTGCTTGTAGTTTTGCCTTTGGTGAACTCAAACTTATGGAAGGATCTGCAAAGATTATTTCATTGATTGCTAGAGATGAGAACCAACACCTTGCAATCACCCAGAACATTCTGAACAAGTGGGCTGCAGGTGATGATCCTGAAATGAAACAGATCATGAAGGAAGAACAGGAGTGGTTGTATGCAATGTTTGATAAAGCCGTGAACGAAGAGAAGCGTTGGGCAGATCACTTGTTCAAAGATGGTAGTATGATTGGTCTTAATGATGCTCTACTCAAGAAGTATGTTGAGTGGGTTGCCAATCGTAGAATGAAGGCCATTGGTCTCAAACCTGTCTATGATGTTGCCGCCAAGAACAATCCTCTTCCTTGGACACAACATTGGATTTCCTCTAAAGGTCTCCAAGTTGCTCCACAAGAAACAGAAAACGAAAGTTATATCGTTGGAGGTATCAAACAAGATGTCAAAAAAGATACCTTCTCAGGTTTCAAACTCTGATGACCTTCAAAAACTAATCAAATACTACAAGAAAATAAAAGCCAAAAAGTTAGACGACTACATATTCCAGGACTATGAAGAAAAGTGAGTGTGTGACTACGAGAACCCCTGGTTGTTTAAAGGTGAACCCTTTACCGGCGATCTTATTGGGGACAACTTTGGTTTTGTTTATCTTATTACCAGTATTTCCTCCAACCGTAAATATATTGGAAGGAAATACTTTTGGTCCTTTAGAACCCCTAAGGGAAAGAAGCGTAAGGTAAAACAAGAATCCGATTGGAAAAAATACTATGGTTCATGTCCCGAATTAAAAGAGGATGTGAACCTTTTTGGTAAGAATAAATTCTCCAGAGAGATACTTTCCTTACACGATACTAAGGGTCAGACCAACTTTGAGGAGACCCGTCAGTTGTTTCTGAACGAGGTTCTGTCTCAGCGGTTGACAGATGAGACACCCCTGTATTACAATTCAAACATCCTTGGGCGGTACTACCGAAAGGATTATTACAATAAATAAACTTTACTAGAATTTTAACAATTATTTCAATGACTAGAAAATTTCTTACTGGTATTACTGTTTCTGCAACATTACTTGGTAGTGCATGTGTCGCTGCAAAAACACTTGACGAGCATCTTGCCGAAGTTACTGGTGATGCAGTAGTAGTAGTAGTAGAAGAGGAAGTTGTGGTTCAGGAACCCATAGAAATTGTGGAGGTTGATAAGGAATGGACTTGTCCTACATGTACTCCCAGTGAACAGTATGTTCTTGCAAAACTTCAAGAGTATACACCGATTGATGATCGTAATGCCCTTGCAACAATCATGGGTAATATCAAATCAGAATCTAACTTTCATTCAAACATTTGTGAAGGAGGTGCTCGTGTTCCTTATGAACGATGTTATAGTGGAGGTTATGGTTTGATACAATGGACTTCTATTGGTCGTTATAGGGGACTTGGAAACTTTGCTCGTAAGTATGAATGTAATCCAAGTGAATTAGATTGTCAGGTTCGTTATATGATTAACGAAAATCAGTTCCAAAAAGCACTTCCTAGTTTTTCTATTGGTGGTCAAACTGTAAATCAATACATGCGTCCATCATATAGATGGTTGGGTTGGGGTATC